ACTCAAATAATATAGGTTAGTGCCTCATGCTTGATTTAAGATAATTACATCATTTGCGCCAACTGTGCTGTTGGTAACAGTAAATGTAGCAGCGGTAGCAGAACCAGCGGCAGAAAACATAGTGATAGTACCGCAACGCTTGTTCAGCGTAACGCCTGTGGTGCGGCTAGTTAGCTGTGTAACCGCCCCGCCCGCGCCCGTGGCATAGCCCACGCCAGCCGTGCCAGTTGATGCAATTACGCCTGAAGCTGTCAAACTTGTACCTGTGGCCGCGCCAATATTTGGTGTGGTTAACACCATGCTAGTGCTGGTGCAAGCACTAATATTGCCACTAGCAACCGTCCCAAGAGCAGGCGCTACCAATGTCGCATTGGTAAACAAAAGCGCGTTGGTGACTTGTTTTGTTGTTCCCCCTTGAACGATGGGCAAAACATCGGTTGTAGCGGCAGCGGTGGCTACGGGAAGAGCTGAGATTGCGATGGTGGCCATATTAGTAGTTTCCTGCAAAAATGTTAAAGCGTTGACGGGACGATACGATAGCGTAAGGCATAGACATAATATCGTCAGGATTGTTGATGCGCTTCAAGTTGCGCTTGGAAGTCATTGCAATGCGCTGCACTTGAGGGCTTGGCTCTACACCAAACTCAGGTGCAATTTCCATAGCCAAATTGTAGACAAACGCTCGCAAATAGCCTGGCGGGAACAGAATATTTGTCGCCAAGTTAGCTGGCTGAGTCAATTCTTGGACTGAAATAAAATGCCATTCCAAGTCCCGTGTGGGTCTAGGATAGATATACATCTCCACATCAGGGTATGTCATGTTGACAAAAATGACCTGTGGGTATGTTGACGTTACCGTCTTAACAGCAATACCGTTGTACTGCTGTTGGTTAATAAATTTTATGCCGTAGGACACATTGGTGCCTGCGTCGCGGTAGTAGGTGGCGTCGTCCAACAATACAGGACGCAAGCCTACAAAGTTACCCGATGGGCCAAGAGTGCGTTTAATTTCACCAGCAGGCCAAGTAAATATTTGATCTTGGGTACTAAAAACAGACAAACGCTCAGTATTCCATGAGTCGATCATTTGGTTTAGCGCCATCAAAGAGTCTTGAGACACTGACGCGGAAGTTGTCTCGCCTTCAGCCAATACGCCGAGCAATCGCAATGCTCTGTTGATTTGATCGCCCGCAGTGTATATGGCCATGTTTACGCTCCTTGTTCTGCCGCCTCTAAACTGGGTCGGCCACGACGACGTTTAACTTCCAATTCGTTTGCGACAGGAGCCGCCTCAACAGGCGTGTCCAAAGTATACCTTGTCCAGCCATTTTTTTCATCAAATTCAGCTTCCATTTCTATGTAAGCTATTTTTCGACCGTGGATTTCATGTTCAAGATAAATCATAAGATGAACGGGGCCAAAGCCCCGTTTGGTTAGACTGCGCCGTGGATGGTGCAGAAGTTGATGATCACTGCTTCAGAATATGAAGTAGCGGCAGTCAAGTTTCGCAACGTGATTAAAGCAGAGCCAGCAGCCAAATACGAAACGTAAGTGGTGTAAGCCCCAGCAGCACTACCAGTAGTGTTACTGGAAACATTCACAATGATTGTGTCATTGATGGAGATTGTGCTGTTAGTCAAAACAAAAGACACCGCAGCGCCCGCAGCCAAGGCCGCGTCGTGCATCGTAATACGGCCAGCGGACTTGTTTAAAGTCACGCCAGTCGATTTGCTTGTCAATTGCGTTACCGCGCCTTGAGCTGCAGCTGCGTAACCAATTTCAGTTGTAGCGTAAACGGTAGTTCCGACTACGGTTGCTGGAATAGTTGCGCCGATGGTGCCGCCGTCAATGTCTTGGTCGCTGTACGCAACGCCAATTGATTTGGTATTACCCATTTTTTAATCCTTTAAAAAATAGGGGCCGAAGCCCCCATTTAAGTTTAAGACACGCGGTAAATTGAATACGCTGCGTCACCTGTTTTGCGGAAACGGAACGTGCCAGATGTGTTGCTGGTTTTAGTCAGCGCATCTTGGATCGTGTCGTTACCGACTAGGGTGTTGCCCGTGCCAGCGGTGAAGACCACATCGTTTGCCGCATTGTCACCAATGTTGATGAAAGAGCAGTCAAATGTTGAGCCAACTTTAAGGCTAGAGAATGCAGCGTCAAGCAGTGCGCCTGTTGGGAACACGTAAGCGCCTGCGTCTGTGCCGCCGGAGTCCATAGTGCATACACCAGCAGCCAAATTGTCTGCGGTGATAGTGACAGACGCGCCAGTCAATGCGACAGGTGCGCTAGTGTTGTAAAAACTGATTTCGCCAAGATTGCCGTCACCAACTTGGTAACCGTTTGCGCCGTTAGGTAATGTAGCCATGATTTATTCCTTTGAAAAGATTTAGAAAACGGGGCCGAAGCCCCATTTGGTTAGCCCCACATACGGCAGGCCATTTGTGGACGGATTGTGCTGAAGCCATACAGAACGTCAATACGGCAAGGCATACGGTCGTTGTTGATGTCGTACTGACGAACAACGCGCAAGCTGATGCCGTTATGGACAGCGCGAGCAGCCATATCAACGCCTTGGGGCAACAACAAGTCGGCGGTCGCAAAAGTGATCGCGTCTTTGTGGTAGATCAAGTTCTGAGCGTACTGAGTAGAAGCAGCACCCACGAAGGTCACAGTTCCACCAGTTGCAGGCAGCGCGTCCATAGTAGCCAAAGCATGGTTAGCTGAGTACATAGGAGCAACGGTCACAGTCCAAGTACCAGATGAGGCGGCAACGGTAGTCAAAGCCACGAACTGGAACAAAGAACCTGTGGACTCACGGGTCTGTGGGTTAACAGCATTGCAACCGCTGATAGTGAACACGTCACCAGCATTGATTGTTGTTGACACAGAACCTTGTTCCAACAAGATGGTAGTAGCGCCTTCAGCGGTAACGCCAGGAGTCTTAACCAAAGTTGATGCAGTTGCGCTACGTGAGCCAGTGGTGTGCTGCTTGATTGACTGAGACATATTGATCTCATCAAAGCCCAACACGCCAGTGCCCATCATGCCGTTCTTGAACTGCTTGCTGATGGTGTCGGTGGGGTTAAACAAGCCCTTCATGCCTTCAACCAAACCAGCGTTAGCGGCAGGGTTGACGGTAGCGTAACGTGGTGACATCACGGCAGCGTTCTCGTTTAGCTTCTGTTGGGCTTGCAACAAGACCAAAGAAGTTGCTGGAGTGGTGCCAGGAGTGCCAACGGTGTTACCGATGGTTTTGTACGCGTTGGCAACGTCAGCATCAATGCTGGAAGCCAACTGGCTGATACGAGGCTTCAGAACACGTTCTGCAAAGTCGTCCAACTGCATGGTCAATTCAGCAGATGTGAAGTTCACGCCGATGTGCTTTTGTGAAGCAACGGTCAAAGTGGTGAACTGTTCGTTGTCGTCTTGAACTTGCAAGGCGGCACCGTCGGTTACCAAAGCGCGGTCGGGTAAACGGATACGCAGGGTCGAACCAATCTTAGCACCTTCAACAGCAAAGCTGTCGTCGTACTGACGGTTCACGTTACGGGTGAGCACCAAGTTGTTCTCGAGAATCTCAAGAGCTTTGCGGGTGATCATGTCGATCGTTAAGATACTATTAGACATGGAAAAAATCCTTTAAAAATTGTTTAGCGGTTTTGTGCTTCCCACTTCTTACGCTGTCTTGCTCGTTCAGCTTCAATCCACTGCGAATCGGTCATGGTCTTGGTAGACCGTGGATCCGTAGTGTCATAAGCTGGGCCTCCAGAGGAGCGAGCTGTAACAGGCGAAATCGGTGCTGGCGCTGACGTAGTTCTTTTCACAGGAGGATCGGTAGCCAACTTGGCCTCAATTCTCCCAATTTCTTTGGCCTGCATGATAGGCGCAAGACGAGATATACGATCGGCTTCCTTGGGGTTAGCACCGAGGTAGTAAGCTACTTCAGGGCCTATGTCCGAGGCTTGAATCGTCTGAGCCATCACGTTGGTGATCGGCAGCTTGGGGTTGTAGGCGACTTGTTCAAAGTCGTCGTACTTAGTCCGAGCTTCCTCTTCCTTTTCGTGGTAGGACTCAAGAATTGCAGATTGCTGCCTTGCTTCTTCTCGCTGGGCAAGCAGTTGTTCGGCTTTCTGGTAGGCCAATGCGTCTGCATAGGCTTCAGGGCTTTCAAACTGATCGACTGGCGGGACGTTTGCTGGCGCTCTCAGCGTCTGGGCTTCCGCTTGACGTTGAGTCTGGTCTCTTTCCCACTTACGTTGCTCTCTTGCAAGTCTTTTGCCGATTGCTGCATCAAGTTCTTCTTGGGTAAAAACCCTTGAAGGCTCTTTTGCTTCTTCAGCGACTTCCGGCGTTTGAGTTGCTTCCTGAGTGGCCGTCACTTCTGGAGCTGGCGCGGAGTCTACTTCCGCTAAGGTTTGTTGGACTTCTTCAGTCATTTCTATGAATCCTTGGATTCCTCGGTCAACTGGGCCGATACAGTTCTTAGATTATGCGATAAAAAACCGCTTGTCAAATTAGCTGTAATAGCTGATATTCAAAATTCCG